ACGTATGATTGTGATAAATCTTCGATTTATCACAATCTTAAGACAGAAAATCTTTGATTTTCTGTCGTACTATCGATGCATATTATTATTACATTTAATTTAATAAATATTTAATTGAATAAGACAAAGGTGAACACCCCTAATTATTAAAAAAAATTATTAATTTTCCGCAATTTTTAATGGGCATAAAAAAATACTTATATTTTTTTCTATGCAAAAAATATTTATCGAAGATAAATATTTTTTCATTTTTTATGAAATTTTTAATAATTTTCATAAAAATAGGTGTAAAAAATAGGTGTATTATAATAAATAATGTATAGATATTATCAAGAAATTAATTTATCCGAACATATGTTATTTGCTAAAGAAATTGGTAAAATTTATGGTATTAGTGAAAAAATGGTAACGAAATTAATCAATGATTATTGTAATGAAAATAAAATAATAATACCAAAAATATATTATAAAACAAAATATGGATTATGTAGAGTTTATCCTCAAAATATCTATGATAATATAGTTGTAAAAAATAAAACTTAATATTAATATTATTAAGTATATTTAAAAATACTTATTTTAATTATTTTATAATATAAAATATATATTTTCATAGTAATAATATATGAAAATATATATTTTAAGACATGAAGATAGAACTCAAGATTGTTCTTTTTTTTCACCTTTAAGTGAAAAAGGTTTAGAAAATGCTATTACATTGATAAAAAAAATAAATAATTGTAATATTGATCATATAGTATCTTCACCATTTATAAGAACATTACAAACAGTTTATCCTTTTAGTAAAGAATCAAAAAAATCGATCAATATTGAGTATGGGCTAAGTGAAATACATTTATCAGAACTTATACCAATGAGATCAGTTGGAATTAAATTACCTGATTATTTATGTAAATCATTCGGATATAATGAAAATTATGAAAGTATAATAAAACATAATGAAATCAATTATCCTGAAAATTATCATCTTGTAACTAAAAGAATGAAAAAAATTTTAAAAAATATTATTAGTAAATATTATTGTACTGATTCTAATATATTACTTGTTACGCATCAATCTTTATGTCGTGCAACATTAGAAATAATTAATAATAGTAATACAGTATATAAAAATACAATAGATTTAAATTTTCTCGATAATTATCCTTTAGGTACATTATCATTAGTTTATGATAATGGTTGGATATTTAAACAAATAAATTAATCCGATAAATATTTATATTAATTTCTCCATTAATTAATAATGTCATTCATAAGTAATAAAATAAATATTATTATAAATAATATTAAATCTTATAATTATACATTTATAAATGAAAATTTAAAGAATCATATTTATCAAGTTATTAAAAATTTTTTTCCAAAACTTAATGATAATGATCTTTCAAATTTAACAGATTTTACAACATTTTTAATTGAAATTATTTCTTTTAAATTAAATTTTTCAAATGAATCTAAATATTATGAACAATGGACACAAAAACAAAATAGAGATATTAAAAGTATTATGTTATTATTATTACCTTATATTGATACTAATAATGAAAAATTATTAAATAATTTAGTTGATTTGAGACAAATATTATATTATGATTATAATAATAAATATATAAACAAAGATATAATAAATTATCCTAAAATTGATATACTTGAAAAATATTTTAAATACAGTAATTTTGTTATAGGTTTATTAGATGAAAATAAAGAAAATTTAATTGAATTATATTCACAACATGAATCTTTAATATATGAAATAATTTTTAATAATTTAATAACCGTATTACAAACATTTACTATAATGAATGGAAAATTTTATACTAATTGGATTAATTTTAGTCCATTAAATTTTAATAATTATATAAATTCTTATATATATATTAATACATATAATAAATTAGATAACTTTGATAAAAAATATACTGATTTAAATGAACACTTTATTAAAATGTTTAATAAAGAATTAACAGATGATTTAACAAATTACAAAGGTTTATGGTTAGGTGATATATATAATATATTAAGAAATAGATTTTATGATGATATTAAATCTATAAGATGGTTAATATTTAGTTATGAATATGATGATAAAAAAATATATTTAATACAACATTTGAATATATTATTGAAATTAGATAGTATTAATGAGAAAAATTATCTAAATAGTTTAATAATTTTTATTTTAGATATTAAATATAAATTAGAAAATAAGTTACAAAATAAGACACAAAATAATAATATAGATATTGATATATTAACAATAAAATATTTATTGTCATATTATATTAATTCAAATGAAAAACATAATAATAAATTAAAAAAATTTATTATTGATAATATAGATAATGATAATAATGATCAGGATGATTATGATAAATATAATTATAAAAATATAACTACTAATGATTTAATTTATGCTTTAGAAAATATAGATCAAGATCTAATATTATTACATAAATATTTAATTAATATATTAAATAAATTTAAAAAATCACCATATGGAAAATATTTAATGAAAGATAATAAAATAAATATGGATTATTATTATTTTACAGCAATGAATCAAAATATAAAACTAGATAATAAAACTATAAATTTAAAAAATATATATAATATAGCAAAAACATTATCACATAATGATGATTGGCAAATACAAAGTAAAAATTATTTATCTTTAGATTTTAATAATAAATATAATTTTTTTTATAAAATTTATAAATCAAATGTTACTTCTTGGCTTAATTTAAGATCTAATATTAAACGTCAATTTATAAATATATCAGTTGATTATTTTAATATAATTTTACATATAGGGCAAGAATTTAGGAAATCTTTACTAACTATTATTTTTGAAGATTTAGTTTATTCTGGATTATTGAACGAATTTAATGTTAATTTAGATATTACTAATAATAAATTTTCTAAAGATAATTTTATAACATATGTTAATAATAATAAATATAAATGGAAAGATTCATATTATCATGTTACTTTTGATAAATATGATAATAAAACATATTTTGATACATTATGCAATTCTAAATGGATATATAGTTATGCTATGGATTGGATATCACAAATTAATTTTTTTCATCGGTATATTTATCATAGGATAATTTATATTACAGGTGCTACTGGTATAGGTAAATCTACACAGGTTCCTAAATTATTATTATATGCTACTTTAGCATTTAATTTTAATACGGATGGTAATATAGCTTGTTCACAACCTAGACAAAGACCTACCACTGATATTGCTAATAGAATATCAAATGAACTTCAAGTTCCAATTATGAAAAATGAAATAAAAACTGATAATTATTACATTCAATATCAACACCATGCAGATAAACATATTCGTGAAAATAATAGAGCATTAACATTTTTAACAGATGGAATATTATTAAATAAATTAATTAATAATTCATTATTATTTATAGAATTAAATAATAAATATATAAATAAAAATGTTTACGATATAATTATTATTGATGAAGCACATGAACATAATACAAATATGGATGTAATATTAACATTAATGAGACAAACATGTTATTATAATAATACAATTAAATTAATAATAACATCTGCCACAATGAATGATGATGAACCAATTTATAGAAGATATTTTAGATCAATTAATGATAAATTAACATATCCTATAATATATCCATATTATTGTATATTTACATATGAACTTTTATATATAAAAAGTGAATTATTAGATAGAAGATATCATATTTCACCACCCGGTGAGACAACAGGATATCCTATAGAAGACAAATATACATATATTAAAAGTTTAGATGTAACAAAATTTGTTACAAATATCGAAATAGCAAACATTAAACGATTAAATATGAATGATATATTAGACAAAGGATGTGAAATAGCTCTTGAAATTTCTTCTTTACCACCTAAAGGTCATACATTATTTTTTTGCAGCGGTGAATCAGAAATTGTATATGTTGTTGATAAATTAAATAAAACACTGCCTAAAAATATGATAGCTATTCCATATTTTCGCAGATTAATGGAACCATATAAAAAAATTGTAGAGAATATAGGATCAGGTTATATTAAAATACCAACACCTCAGAATGAAATTGTTAATGTATGGATAAATGCTAAAAAATTAGATAATTCTGTTATTACTAATTATAAATATGTTATAATTGTTAGTACAAATATTGCTGAAGCTTCATTAACTATAGAAAATTTAAAATATGTTATAGATAATGGATTTAGAATAATTGTAAAATATGATTATAATACAGAGATTAGTACTGCAAAGACAGAACCAATAACAGAATCAAATAGAATTCAAAGAAGAGGACGTGTGGGAAGAATAGATTCAGGTATAGTATATTATTTATATCAAAAAGATATAAAATTAAAAATTCCGAATTATTATGATATAACTATTACTGATTTTTCAGAATTATTTTTTAAATTATTATATGATCCTGATGATAATGAAATTTTTGATATATTTGATCCAAATCGTTTAGATACATTCTATATTAATGATAATATAAAAGATAAAAGTACCTATGATCCAAACTCTTATTTAATAACAACTGAATTATATGATATATTATATAATAATTATAATTTTGAAATATATACACCAGATATAATAAAAAAATTTTATGATATTGGTGAATATTCAAGTCATATTTATATTAGATATAAATCTGGTAATACATATGAAAATTTAATAGATAATACTGGTGAATTTTATATTATACATCCATTTGAAAACAATATTCAAAGAAATATATTATATAATATATTATCTTATAATAATATTAAAATAGTAGATAAAAATAAATTAAATGAAATTTGCAAATATAATAATGATTTATTATTAAGAAAATTAATAAATAATAATTTATTAGTAAAAAATAATAATATATATATTAAAAGTGAATTAGGTATCAATGTAAAAAAGGGTGAAAATCATTTTAGTTCTTTTGATCTTAGATTAAATATTAATAATATAATTACTTTTTTTACAGCATATGCTTTAGATTGTTTTGATGAAGTATTTTTTATATATATATTATTAGATATATTAAAAAATAATGAAAGACGATTTCCATATATTTTTAATAATTTTCAAGATTATAAAACTAATTATAAATATGATTCTGATTTAAGTGTTTTATATGATATAATTAAAATAATTTATCATAATTTTATAAAATCTAAAAATAATAAAATAACTCTTCAAATATTAGAAGATAAAAATAAAGATATAATTTTTAATTATATTAAAATGAAAGAAAATGATAATATAGATGAAATTAGTAATTATATTAAAATAAAAATAGATGATATTAGTAATAATGTTAAAAATATAAATTATGTTATATTAGACATATATTTAAAAATCTATCAAAAAACAGTTACACCTACATTCATAGAAAAAATATATAATTCAGATATATTTACATGGATTGATAAATATAAATATAATTTTAAAAAATGTCTATCGACTGATACTATTCAAGAAAAAATAACTAAAGCATATTTTTATGGATATGCATCACAATATATATTTTATGATAATAATAATAAAATGTATAATAGTATATATAATAAAAATATTATTTTAAGTGATACATTTATAGATCATGTTAAAGTATCCAATAATGCAGATCGGAAATTACCTCAATCATTATTATTATATATTAATAATTTTAACCAATATAATCAACTACATTGTGAGATAATAATTCCTATCAAATTTGAATGGATATTAGAAATATTAATTAATCATTATATATTCTATTTAGAGAATCCATTTGTACATAATTTTAAACTTCAATTAAAAAATAAATTAAAATATAATTATGTATGGAATAGTATACAAGATCAGAAATTATATATTCACTATCATAATATTCTAAAAAAATTGAAAGATATTTAATTTAAACATATACATACACTTTATACCATATACTTTTTATAAAAAATGTTGTATTTTTCGATTCATGTAGGAAGTTACAATGAACATAATATTAAAATAAAAACATCAGGATTTGTTTTGAGATATAAAAATAAAAATTATATAGTTACATTACATCAAAATTTACCTATAATAGATATTGAATTATTAAATAATAATATAATTCAAGTAACTAAATTTGATAAATCAAATATTTTAATTAATTCATGTTGGAGTAATATTTTAATAATGTTATCCAAGAATATTCATAATTTTAATATATATAGTAAATATCAAAATAAACTTCCATCAGAAAATGATACATTAATAATATATGATAATATGAGAAAAATTAATATTTTATTTTTGACTATTACTTTTATATCTTTTAATAAATTATTAGATATATTAACACCATATATTATAGCATCATTTGATGAGGATTTAGTTAAATATATTGGATATCCAGTATTTGTTTCAGATAGAATAATAGGTATTCTATCTGAAATAGATAATCAAGAAAAAAAAGCATATATTATTCCTATTTATATTGTTATTAAAAATTTATTAAAAAAAAATAATATGAATATTTACACCATAGATGTAAATTTTGATCTTGATAATATTAAAATCAATAATCATTTACTTAATAAAAATGATATACAATCTCAAGATATATTAAATAGATATAATATATATCATAAAACTCTAGGAATATATATTCCATTAAATACTTTTTTTCTATTAGAAGGAGATATTTCTAATAGTATAAATTTAAGTTTAAATATAAGAAATAATTATAATAAAATACTAATTACATTTATTGAAAAAAAGTTAGATATATCAAATGAAGAAGATATTATTAATGATAAAGGTAAATATAAAATAAATTCGAGATTAATATATTTATTAAAATTATATTATATGAATAATTTAATTAGTGAAAATACATTACAAACTATTAATAATAATATAGAGAATAATATAATGTGGATAAGTATTTAATTTTTATTTCTTTTTATTAAATTTTTTTCTTGATTAGTTAATTTATGTCCAATTTCATTCATAATATCAATATCATCTATTTTGAATGAATTAACTTGCATATCACTAACAAGTTGATTATTATAATTAATTTTATCCATATAATTTATTATTTTATCAATACAATTATCAGATAATATATTCATATTAATAAATATACCATTTGTATTAGATGAAAAATTATTACCTATATCATCAGTAATAATATTATATATATTAATTTGATCATTTTTATCTATGATAGATTCAATTTTAGCTGCTATTTTTTTTCTAATAACTGAATTATATTCTCGAGTTTTTTCCATTAAAATATTATATATTTTATATTTTAATCAAACTAATTTATATAATATTAATTTATTTTATATATATAATTATATATGGATTATAATATAGATGATATGACAAAAAATTATTCATATCCTAATTATGATGATTCTGATATTCAATCTAAAATATTTAAAAAAAGGGAATTTTATTATAATTTAGTTCCGCAACGAGGTATATTAAAATCATATGATGAAATTCAAAAATACCGTTCAGCACATTGTAAAATTGGTAATAAGGATCCTACAGAACAACAATTAATTCTTCCAAATTTTATAAATACAAATACACCTTATAAAGGTATATTAATTATGCATGGTGTAGGATCTGGTAAAACGATGACAGCAATTAGAATAGCAGAACAATTTAAAGATCAAATTAAAAAATATAATACAAAAATATATGTATTGGTTCCAGGGCCAACGACAAAAGAAAATTTTAAAAATGAATTAAGAAATTCAACTGGTGAAACTTATATTAAAAATAAAGAATTATTAAGTCAATTATCTAAAAAAGAATTAGATCATGAAAAAAAGGTAGCATTATCTAATGCTTTGCAATATTATAAAATTTTGTCATATAAAACTTTTTATAAAAAAGTTTTAGGAGAAAAAATTCTTGAAAAAAGATTAGTTAAAGACAATAAAATTAAATCAGTTATTAAAAAAAATAAAGCTGGTGAAATAGAACGAGAAATAGTAGTAGATAGAATTGTTAATTTAAATAATTCTGTATTAATTGTAGATGAAGCCCATAATGTTACGGGTAATGAATGGGGTCAAGCAATTAAAAAAATAATAAAAAATTCTGAAAATTTAAGATTAATATTATTAACTGCTACACCTATGATTAATTTAGCTGATCAAGTAGTAGATTTATTAAATTTTTTAAGGCCTTTAGATGATCAAATTGAAAGAAATAAAATATTTACAAAAGAAAAAAATTATAATATGACAATTAAAACTGACGGTATAAATTATTTAAAAAAAAAAGCTAATGGTTATATTAGTTTTTATAGAGGATCTATACCCTATACATTTGCTAAAAGAATTGATGAAGGAGAAATACCAGAAGGTTTATTATTTACACCTATTATTAAATGTTTTATGACTAATTTTCAATATGAAACTTATATGAGAGCTTCAAAAAAATTTATTAAAATAATGGAAAATGAAAAAAATGATTCACTTTATATGTCTGCATCAGCTGCTTCTAATTTTGTTTTCCCTATATTAACAAAAGATAGAGAAAATATCATAGGTCATTATTCTACCGAGGGTCTAATAACATTATTATCTCAAGTAAATTCAGATGGAACTAAATTAAAACGATTAATAAATGAAAAATTATTTGATAATCAATTATCAAAAGAGGAAGAAGATAATTTTATTATAGATAATGGCAAAAAAAACATATCAGGAAATATTTTTAAAATACAATATGTAAAAAATTTTTCAATAAAATTTTATACTATTATTACAAATCTTGCAAAATTAGTAGAAGGTAATAAAGGTTCCCATACAGCATTTATATTTTCAAATTTAGTAAAAGCTGGTATAGAATTATTAGCTGAAGCTTTAATACAAAATGGTTATTTAGAATATCAGGAAAGTTTTAATGATTATGATATTAAAGATAATACTATAGATTATAATACTGGATTAACTTTTTTAGAATTTAAAAAAAATAAATTAACAAATTTTAGACCAGCTACATTTTTATTAGTAGTAGGTAGTTCAGAAGAAAGTTATGAAGATATTTCTGAATATAAACAAAAAATAATTCAAGAAGTATTTAATAATGTTGATAATATAGATGGTAAATATATTAAATTTATATTAGGTTCTAGAGTGATGAATGAAGGGGTGACTCTTAAAAATTGTAAAGAAGTTCATATGTTAGATAGTTTTTTTAATATTCCTAAAATGGAACAAGTAATTGGAAGAGTAATAAGAATATGTGTTCATCAAGATGTAATTACTGATAATTATAGAGAACCTGAAGTACATGTTTTTAAATATGTTGTAGGATTAGACAATAGATTATCTACAGATGAAATATTATATCAGAAAGCAGAACTTAAATATCTAACTGTTAAAAAAATTGAACGTGCTATGAAAGAAGTAGCTGTAGATTGTCCATTATTATTACATGCTAATATGTTTCCTGAGGAAATTGATAAATATAAAAATTGTGTACCACCAACTCTAGAAAATATTAAATCAAAAAATGTTATATGTCCGGCATTATGTGATTTTCAACCATGTGATATAAAATGCGATTCAAAAGAATTAAATAATAAATATTGGGATGAAGAAAATAAAACATATAAATATTTATCAAAAAAAGATATTGATTATAATACATATGATACACAATTTGTAACATATGAAATAGATTTAATTAAAAATAAAATTAAAGATTTATATAGATTTAAACATGTTTATGTTTATGATGAAATAGTTAATGAAATAAAAAATTCATGTTTAAAACATCAATGTGAAATGTTTGATGAATATCCAATTAATAAGGCTATTGAAGATATAATGCCAAAAACTGAAAATGATTTTAATAATTTTCAAGATACTATTTATGATAAATATAATAGACCTGGATATATTATACAACGTGATAAATATTATATTTTTCAACCATTTAATGAATATGAAGATGTACCTTATTATTATAGAAAAAAAATTAATATTCATCAAGAAAATCAAATATCTTTAGATAATTATATTAAACAAGAACATGATATAAATAAAAGTTTAGATATATTTACAAACATTGAAGAATCAGGTTATAATTTTGATGATGTATTAGATTATTATAATGAAAAAGAAGAAAATTTTATAGTTGGTATTATTGACAAAAATTTGAATAAATTAAGTTCAGATGATATAGATTTGTTTAAAATTAGACCTGCACAAACTAAAGAAGATACTAAAAAAAGAGGAATCGGTATATATTCTTTTAAAGGAGCAGTATGTTTTACTGCTAAAAATAAAGAATATTTAATGAAATTACTAAAAAAAATTCCAAATATAACACAAAATGAATTAACTAAAATGGCAAAACTAACTAAAAATGATTTATGTAATATATTACAAGAAAAATTATTATATTTAGAAAAATATTCAACTAGTAAAGATAAAAATAAATTAACTTATATAATAATACCCAAAGATCATCCTATTTATCCTTTTCCATATAATTTAGAAGATAGAATAAAGTATATTATTAAATATTTTAGTAATATAGCAAAAATTAATATGACTAATTCATTTATTGTTAAAAAACAAAAAGATTCAAATAATAATACTGTATATGAGTTATCTATAAATGCAAATGAATCTAAATATATTGTTAAAGAATTAGAAAAAGAAAATTTTATATTATCTAATAAAATCTGGACAAAAATAATTAATTAATATTTAATGTATTATTTATAATATTGGCTATATAGTTTCTTTCCAAATATAATTTTTTTAATTCACTATTTATTAATTTTATTTTATTATTAATATTCTCTAAATTCATGAGAATCATATTCAACTTATCTGTACATTCATATATTTTAATAATATTTAATTTATATTTATAATTTTTATATTTTTTATAAAATATATTATAATTAATAAATAATATATTATATTGATATAATATATCATTTTCTAATTCTGTAATTTTATTAATTTTATTATCTATATCTTCTTTATTATCAATATTATATATTATTTGATTGTAAATAACATATAATTTTTTTTTATTTTTTTTATAATCATTTATTTTAATTTTTATATTTTTAAAATCTAATTTTATTTCTAATAATAAATAAGCTAAATATATTTTATTAATATTAATAAAATTTTCAAATTTTTTTATTTTATTTTCACTATTATTACTCATAGAATTAATTTGTTTTATATTATCTTCCATATAATCTAATATTATAGATAAATCATCAGTAGTATATTTTATATATCCCATTATATCATCACATTACATAAATATAATATAATAAAATCAATTTTTATAATTATTTAAAATAATAATATTAAATAATTAGTAATGAATAATAATATATTTGAATATGATTTTGATACTATGGTAGAATCAGCATATTTAAAATTGTTAAAAAAAAATAAAAATAATAATATTATTTTACCTGATATAATTACTGAAAAAACACCTACTCGAATTATATGGAAAAATATAGAAAATTATATGAATGCTATAAATAGAGATTCTAATCATTTTTATGAATTTATTAAAAGTCAATATAATAATAAAGAAATAAATTGGTTATCAAATAATAAACACGATGGCCTTATTATACATGGTAAATATTTAAAAAATAATGATATTACACATATACTTACTAAATATATTAATAATTATGTAATATGCAATAGTTGTAAAAAAAATGATACATGTATGAATAAAATTAATGGAAAAAAATATTATTTTATATGTAATAATTGCGGGATGAATAAAAATATGTAATATATTAATTATTTATAATTATAAATAAATTATTTATAATTATATGTAATGATATGTAATATCCGTATAAATGTTCAAAATAAAATTCCAATTATAATTAATTATAATGAAGGTAATATAAAAATAGATATAAATTATAAAAATATATATAATTTATGTAATGTATTTAAAATATATAATAATATTAAAGAAATAAATATAAAATTCGATAATAATTTTGATCAAATTAAAATTAATAAAATATTAATGAAAATACATAATTATGTTTATGATTATAAAAATAAAATTAAAATAAAATTTCATAATATAGAAGATGAATCAATTAATATATTTAATGAATTAGATTATTATAAAAATATAGTAATGGATCCAAATAAAACACCGGATACATATTTAGAATATATTAAATCTAGAATACCTTCTAATTATGTTCATAAAATTTTTAATATAAATGAAACAGATAAATTTCCATTAACAAAATGTGTCGCAGCAGGTTCTATACATGGTGGATTTTTTGTACATATTTGTCCGAAAAAAATAAATAAAAATAATAAAAATATTTTTATGATTGGGAAAGCTATAACTTATGATACAGGTGGATTAGATATAAAAACTAATGGAATGTTAGATATGAAAGTTGATATGTCAGGATCAGCAATATTAATGAGTGTTTTAAATATATTGAATATTAATAATTATGATATAAATTATAATATACATTTATTATTCCCAATAGTAGAAAATATGATAGGGCCTTCTGCTACTAAACCTGGAAGTATAGTAAAAACTATGAATAATAAAATTGTAGAAATTACAGATACAGATGCTGAAGGTAGATTATGTATAGCAGATGCACTTGAATATATACATTTAAATCTTTTGACTAATAGTGATAATTCATTAATAATAGATATAGCAACTTTGACAGGAAATGTAAGTTCTATATCTTATGGATTATCTGCTTTAGTTTTATCAAATAAAAAAGGAAGGAAATATGTAAAAAAAATAATGAAAACAGGTGATAAAGTAGATGAATATTTAGATACTTTAAAATTACGTAAAGATTATGAAAACCTATTAAAATCAAATGTTGCTGATATAGTGAGTATTAATTCTAATATAAAAGCAGGATGTTTAATGGCTTCTGTATTTTTAAATTATTTTGTTGATGAAAAAATCCCATGGATACATCTTGATGTAGCTTCATCAACTTTTACTGATAATATGGCTCAAAGTTATGGTATAAATTTATTATATGAATTTATTAAAAATTTATAATTATCCAAAATTATCTGGAAAATCAAATAAATGTACACATTGATATTTATTATATTTTAAATTATATATCGAATTTGTAATTTTATCTAAATAATTCATATAATTATTTGATTTTTGAATTGTAATATCATTTAAATTAAATTTAGAATTATCAAAAGCAATATGCGATACTTTGAAATTAAAATAATTTACCAAAATATAAACTATATTCGCTATATGAGATAATCCCATATATAATATACCATTTTTAATATTATTATTATCTAAAAATTTTTTAAGAAAATAAAAATCATTTAATATTGCATATAACAAAATAATATTATTTAGTATGTTTCGTGTTTGTTTAATAATACTATCATTTAATGTTTTTAATGATTTTATTTTTATAATTAATTGTTTAATATTTTTTAAAATTATTTTAAATATAGGTATTATAGTTTTATAAAAAATATTTATTATATTTTCTATATTAACATTATTATAACAAAATAATAATTTATTGATTTTATCATTCTTATTCTTAAACTTATAATATGATTTTTTCAATAAATTAAAAATAGTTTTTAAATCTAAAATTAAATAATATCGTGTAGATGATAAATTATTCATAGAATATTGCAAAAATATATTTTCATACAAATAATGTAATCTAATATCTATATGATGAAACTTAAAGTTTTTATATTTTTTTTTATTTCCATCAACTAATAATTTGCTCATGTTAAAAATATATTTATTCTTATTTATAAAAAAATTATCATCTAAATCATAATATATTTTACTGGATTCAACAAATATATCATATCTTTTCTTTTTTTCAAAATTCATAAATTTTATAATAAGTTTATCAATATCAATTCTTTCATAATCATTATTATATGGACATTGTGTTGATTCATAATATGGTAAATGACAATCACAAAACATATATAATATTTTATCATCTTTTTCTAACCGTATTGCATTCAATGGACCATTTATTAAATATTTTTTAGTAATTGACATATAATATAATATAGATATTATTCAAAGTTATTGGGAAAATTGAACATGTTACTACATTGATAATATTTATTCTTATATTTATTTATAATTTTTTCAGTTATTATTGATATATATGATAAATTAGTATTAGATAAATATTTGATATCGTCAAAATTATATTTGTATTTATTATGCGAAATATGTGTTAATTTAAAATCAAAATATTTTATTAATATATATATTATATTACTAACATTTGGTATATTAGAATAATATATATTATTTTTAACATTATTATTAATAAATTTTTTAATAAAATATAAATCATTTAAAACTGTATATATATTTGTAATAAATTTATTTATATTAAATATATCTTCTTTAATATTATTTATAAATTTATAATCACGGTTATAAAAATTATTTTTTAATTTATAAATAGTATCTTTTATTAATTTTAATAATAATTTATAATTTGATAATACATATATTTTATAAATATTTAATATTTTTAATTTAACATTATCATCAATATAATCATTAAATAAAAAATTTGTAATGTATTTATTATTTTTATTTTTTAAATTTCTATAAAAATTTTTAATTAATTTAAATATATTAATTAAATTTATATATTTTCTAATTCCATTTGCATCATATCTAAATACATTGGCGTAATATATCATATCATAATAATCAAAATGATGAGTTATATTTACAAATTTTATTTTGAAATTTGAATATAATTGTTTATTTTTTTTTAAAAATAAAAATAAACTATCCATTGATTCAATATATGATAATTTATAATTTGTTGAATATATTGTATCAGTATGATATAATTCATTTGAATTTAAATATAAATTATATTTTTTATTTTTTTGATTTTTTATAAATAATAATAAAAAATCATCAATATTCATAGATTTTTTATTATATTTACATTCATTAATAACCTCATTATTAATGTCTGATAATAAATATAATACTTTATTATTATTTTCTAATCTTATAATATTAACGGGACCATTAATTAAATATTTTTTTGTTAAAGACATATATATTTAAATAGATTTTTATTATATTGTAATTAGAATATCTAATAAAGATATTGTATTACTATAAATTTTAAATAATTTAAGTGTTTTTTCTAATAAATTATCAAAGTTATTATATATTAACATTAAATATTTTATAATATTAATATTAGATAAATTATAATATTCACTAACTTTTATTAATGGAATATTCATAGCATGAAATAAATTAGGACCAAATATATGCAATAACATTAATAATCGTTCTTTTATATTTTCTATTATAATGTGATAACTTTTATTATCTGGAACTAAAATTTCCATTAATTTAAAATGAAAGGGTGTACCACCTAATGAACAATCATATATGGCTTTAAAATGATTATTTAAATTAATAATTTTAACAAACTGATCTTTATAATTTAATAAATTAAATTCCTCATTATTATACAATTCTTTCCATCTATTAATTAATATATCCAATTCATTTATATTATTATTAATAATTGTGTATTTTTTTAATAATTTTAAAGTATTATTTTTTTTTTTTAATTTATTTTCGAAAAATATTAACATATCAATTTTTTTTATATCGTCATATTTATTTTTTATTAATAATTTTATAATTATAGTCAATAAATTATCATCAATTATATCAATCACTAATAATAAATTATCTAAAAATAATAAAGGATCATATATTTTATTTACATATTTATGTACTATATAATAATCATTTGCATTATTTATTATAATATTAATAATATTATTAATATTATCATCAATAATACCATTTTTTAAATTAATTATTTCATTATTATAATAATTGTTATTTTCATTAATATTGCAATTTATAGAATCAAATATTTCATTATTATCATTATTATCAATGTTATTATTTATTGGATTAATTATTTCATTATTATTAATATCATTTATTATATCTATCATCTCATTATTATTAATATTATCATTTAATGAATCAATTTGTTCATTATTATTAATATTTAACATATTGATTATTTCATTATTATCTATATTATCATTTATTGTACCAATTATTTTATTATTATTAATATTGTTATCTTCATTTATTGAATCAATTATTTTATTATTATTAGTATTAACATTTATTATATTAATTATTTCATTATTATTAATATTATTATTTTCATTATAAATATTATCATTTATTGTATAGATTATTTCATTATTATTATAATTTATTTCATTATAAATATTGTCATTTATTGAACCAATTATTTCATTATTATAAATATTGTCATTTATTGAACCAATTATTTCATTATTAATATTGGCATTTTTTAAACCAATTATTTCATTATTAATATTGTCATTTATTGAACCAATTATTCCATTATTAATATTGACATTTTTTAAACCAATTATTTCATTATTAATATTGTCATTTATTGAACCAATTATTTCATTATTAATATTGACATTTTTTAAACCAATTATTTCATTATTAATATTGTCATTTATTGAACCAATTATTTCATTATTATAAATATTGTCATTTATTGAACCAATTATTTCATTATCATTAATATTGTCATTTATTGAACCAATTATTTCATTATTATAAATATTGTCATTTATTGAACTAATTATTTCATTATCATTAATATTGTCATTTATTGAACCAATTATTTCATTATTATAAATATT